GGCATCAGCAGCAGCCTTAGCATCAGCGGCAGCCTTGGCATCAGCAGCAGCCTTAGCATCAGCGGCAGCCTTGGCATCAGCAGCAGCCTTAGCATCAGCCTTAGCCTTGGCATCAGCGGCAGCCTCAGCCTTGGCATCAGCGGCAGCCTTGGCATCAGCGGCAGCCTTGGCATCAGCGGCAGCCTTAGCCTTGGCATCAGCGGCAGCCTTGGCATCAGCGGCAGCCTTGGCATCAGCGGCAGCCTTGGCATCAGCGGCAGCCTTGGCATCAGCGGCAGCCTTAGCCTTGGCATCAGCAGCAGCCTTATTCATAGTGGGGTCAAATACAGTTGGGGCAGGTTTTTTGGGTAGACCACGACGTCCAAAAATAGACGCAAAAAAGTCCATAATATATAATATAATAAGAACTTTTTTCTAAACACTTTCTTGATATATTTTATTTTTGCCATATAAGAGAATCGAACTCTCATTTTACCCCCACAATTAGGGTTACTCGTAACCAACTATGGCATTATGAGATATACATATAGAACCCCTTCAACCAGCACAGATATATCTTCTAATCAACTTGAAACATTCGATGTGTCAGGTAGACATATCATTTATAATGATGAAATATACACAGATGATATTCCTTCAATACTACCATCAACTTATGGAACAAATGGTGAATATATGTCAACTGATGGTAGTGGTAATTTATTATTTCAAAGTGGTACATCTGGCAATAATATATATTATAATACTGGTAATGTAGGCATTGGTGTCATTACACCGACCGAAAAGAAAAATGAGACAAAATCCCATTAAAAATTTAAGTGGTGTAAAATCAATAGGCAATGGAAAGATTGCCTATTGATTTTACACTTTTGATTATTTTTTTTATGCTGTGAAAACGGCGTTTTAAATCTTCAAGGGTGTAAAAGAATTAGATACTTTACATACAAATACTGTTACTGAATTAAATAATGAAAAATCAAAAGTAAACCAGTTAGAAACACGATTATTAACATTACAATCACAAATGAATGATTTAATCAATAGAGTGCAAACGCTTGAAACTATCTAAAAGAAATGTTGGAATTGTGTAGGATTTATGCGTTACCTTGTTCATAATATCCAAATATATAATCTAAATTGATGTCTTCGTGTATAGTCCAACTTTCTAAAGTAGTTTCTAATAGTTGTACTCTATTTATATTTTTTATTATTTTTTATTTTAAACATTCCAAACACGGATAGTGTTATCTTCACTCCCAGAATATAATTTGTTTTCGTGAAGAGTGAGACAAATCACCCAATTAGTATGACCTCTCAATGTGGCTATTTCTTCGTGAGTTTCTGTATTCCAAATGCGGATAGTTTCATCATCACTCCCAGAATACAATTTGTTTTCGCGAATAGTGAGACAAGTCACAGAACGAGTATGCCCTTCCAAAGTCACTATTTTTTCGTGAGTTTCTGTATTCCAAATGCGAATAGTTCCATCCATACTCCCAGAATACAATTTGTTTTTGCGAAGAGCGAGACACCACACACTATCAGTATGTCCGCTCAAAATGGCTATTTCTTCGCGAGTTTCTGTGTTCCAAATGCGAATAGTTCTATCTACACTCCCAGAATATATTTTATTTTCGCGAATAGTGATACAACACACATATGAAGTATGCCCTTCCAAAGTGGCTATTTCTTCGTGAGTTTCTGTATCCCAAATGCGAATAGTATTATCAAAACTCCCAGAATACAATTTGTTCTCGTGAATAGTGATACAATTCACACTATCAGTATGCCCTGTTAAAATAGCTATTTCTTCGCGAGTTTCTGTGTTCCAAATGCGGATAGTATTACCCCAACTCCCAGAATACAATTTGTTTTCGTGAAGAGTGAGACAAGTCACATTATGAGTATGCACAAATGAAATAGCATCCAAAGTGGCTATTTCTTCGTGAGTTTCTGTATCCCAAATGCGAATAGTTTTATTCCAACTCGCAGAATACAATTTGTTTTCGTGAAGAGTGAGACAAGACACGTGGGCAGTATGCCCTCTCAAAATGGCTATTTCTGTATATAATGGAGTTTTCATAAAGGGTCCAAATAGTATTTTTATATGACAAGGTTTGCCTAATATATTCATATATGTTAAGTTTTTCCAGTCTGCACCTTGTTTCCTCTTCTCCTTGTTTATTTTGTCTGTTTCTTTTTTGATAAGATACAAAGTTTTACATAGTTTGTGTCGTTCTTCTATTATTTTATTCATTTCGATAGTACGAGTCATTATTGATGTTATTGATATGGTTGATATATCTAAAATATTTTAATTCAATTTTTTTTTATTTTACATTTGTTGTAGAATTATATATTGATTATACCTTCCAAATACGGATAGTTTTATCCGCACCCCCAGAATATAATTTGTTTTCGTGAAGAGTGAGACAAATCACCCGATTAGTATGACCTTTCAATGTGGCTATTTCTTCGTGAGTTTCTGTATTCCAAATGCGGATAGTTTTATCATCACTCCCAGAATACAATTTGTTTTCGCGAATAGTGAGACAAGTCACAGAACGAGTATGCCCTTCCAAAGTCACTATTTTTTCGTGAGTTTCTGTATTCCAAATGCGAATAGTTCCATCCCCACTCCCAGAATACAATTTGTTTTCGTGAAGAGTGATACATTTTACATATGAAGTATGCCCTCTTAAAATGGCTATTTTTTCGTGAGTTTCTGTATTCCAAATGCGAATAGTTCCATCTGCACTCCCAGAATACAATTTGTTTTCGTGAAGAGTGAGACAAGACACGTGGGAAGTATGCCCTCTTAAAATGGCTATTTTTTCGTGAGTTTCTGTATTCCAAATGCGAATAGTTCCATCTGCACTCCCAGAATACAATTTGTTTTTGCGAAGAGCGAGACACCACACACTATCAGTATGTCCGCTCAAAATGGCTAATTCTCTACTTATTTGGGGTGAAATATATCATATATATTTCCAGTAAATAATGCTAACTCAATACAATCTTCATGTATCATATTAAAAATGGTGATATATTTGCATAATACGATTGTAATTTTATATTTAATGTCATCGTTAAATGAATCTGTTCGTTTAATATATGAGAATAAATAATCATAAATATCAATAACTGAATACCCATAATCATAAATATTATACATTAATAGAATAGCTCCCGATAAATCATTAGATTGAAGCATTGACAAATAATCTTCAAATTTAGTATAAGATATAATGGAGGAAATTTTTATACATAATTCTTTTGTAATAGGTTGATTATATATATATAGTTTTTCTAATATAGAAATCATAGAACGTATAGACATATTAGAAATAGTTAATATATACTCTTTTGCATCTTCGTCAACTTGAATATTTTCATTTATAATAATTTTGTTCATTAAAGAAGAAATTTGTTGTATATTTGGGGATGGAATTTGTATAATATGTAGTCTGGATTGAATACTTTCAACAACCTTTTGCACATTATTACACACACAAATAAATTGTATGTTATTACGATATTTGTCAATATAATTACGAAAAACTTGTTGACTTTGTTCATTAATTGTATCAATATCATCAATTAATACTAATTTTTTTTTTCCATAAATGGCTGACATAGATTGACAAAAAGTTTTCATATCGTTACGAAAATACTGTATACCCTGTTCTTTCAAATTATTTACAAATAATATATTATTTTCGGGTAAAGAATCGGTAGAAGTCAAATCATAATATTCCCGTATTAATGTATTTAATAATGATGTTTTTCCAGCATTACTGTTACCAACAAATAAAATATTTAAATCATCAACTGAGATTAATGTATTAACAGCCTGTTTGAATCTATCGTTAGTACAAAAATCGGTTAACCTATATGGACGGTATTTGTTTATAAATGTGGATTTATCACCCATTTCTATTAACTACTCACTGTTTATTTTTATATAATATTTGTTAAAAATAATATATAAAATATATGTCTATTATTATAATAAAAAAAGTATGTCATATTATGATGTTTTAGATGTAAAAAATGATGCAAGTGATATTGAGATAAAAAAAGCTTATCGTGCCATGTCTTTAAAATATCATCCAGATAGAAACCAAAGTGCAGAAGCAAACGACAAAATACAACAAATAAACGAAGCGTATGAAACTCTGGGTGATGCAGATTTACGAAAACAATATGATATGAAAGATGCAATGGGTGAAAATTTGAATTTTGGTAATGCTGACCAGTTTAATGATATAAATAATGTTTTTAGCATGATGTTTAATGGATTTAATGGAATGCATGGAATGCATGGAATGCATGGAATGCATGGAATGCCCCGAACAAATATTTTTCATAATAGTGATCCGAATTCATTTCATACACAATTTCATTTTGCAAATCATGTAGAAACCATTAAACAAACAATCCAATTAACACTGGAACAATGCTATAGTGGGTGTGTATTTCCAGTTAATATAAACCGAAATATTATTGAAAATAATCAACAACGCAAAGAAATAGAACAAATGTATATTAATATCCCACAAGGTATAAATGAAGGAGAAACTATAATAATACATGAAAAGGGAAATATTGTAAATACCAAAAAAGGGCCAATTCACATAACCATAACCATTGCAAAGCATGAAAATTTTAAACGAGATGGACAGGATTTAATATATAATAAATCGATATCATTAAAGGAAGCATTATGTGGGTTCCATGTGGAAATTAATCATTTAAGTGGAAAACGATTTGCTATAAATAATGCAACAAATCCATCTGTAATTAGTCCAGAATATAAAAAGGTTGTTCAATCATTTGGTATGAAACGTGGAAACGATACTGGAAATATGATAATTATATTCAATGTTACTTTTCCAGAGGCATTAACACCTGAACAAATAAACCAATTAAAAGATATATTACCGTAATACGTTTGGTATTATAATATTAAACATAAATAATATCATATAATAGCAAATGAAATATTATGGATATAATTTTATAAAAAGGAATAGTGGCGGTTTAGGGGCAATTATACATGATGTTATGAATGCAGCTAAATATGCTGAGGAAAATGGTTTATCTTTAGGATTTATAAGTGATGGTTACGAAATACCACGATTAAATGGAACACACAATGATATAGATGTTCCAAATAAAAATTGGCATTCCTATTTTACATCTTTTGAAAAGGTTAACCTTACAGAATGTATAGAAGTGTGGCCCAAATATATAGTAGATACCTCCCCCACAAAATGGGATATTCAACAATATGCATCATTTTTACGAGACAAAGTGTGTATATTTCAACCAGAAATATACAATGAAGTAGAAGAACTGGTTAATAAAACATCATTTAATATTGAAACAGACATTGTAGTTCATATTCGTCAAACTCCTTGCAAACTTATTGAAAACCCGATGCTTTTACCTATAGAAAAATATATAGAAGAATGTGAATATGCACTATCACAATTAAATGACGATAAAAATAGAATATATGTATGTACAGATAATAAAGCCATTATTGGAGATATAAAAAACCATTTTGACGAAAAAAATATAGAAATTGTGTGGGATGATAGTGAATCAAGTGAACCATTGCAAACCATGAGGTGGAAAAGTGGATTATCAAAAAGTGTAGCACAGGCTGAAACCATGGTTGCCTTAAAGAACATATTTATAATGAAAAGTGCAAAATATCTTATAGGTGGTAGAATGTCCTATTTTTTTCGTATAGCCGAATTGCTTGGTCACCCGAACACGTGTGTTAATATTCAAGATAATGATAAATTTGGGGTTGCACCATATTCATCGGTTGATTATATGATTCGTCCATATTTAAAAAATACGATTCCAAATTTTGTAAATAATGATATGATAACTCTTCCAAATATTACAAAATACAATAAAATGTATAAAGATGAAAGTATAGTGACAATTCCTAATTTTATTTCATATGATGTACTCGGTAGTATTAAACATGATATTGAAAATTATAAATGGTGGTCATATGCAACAATACCGACCAATAATAAATGGATAGTACATTACGCACAAGATATATCCAAACAAACAAGCGACCATTGCGATGAGGCATTTCTAAATAAATTATTTACATATAAATTTCGTAGGTGTTTGGGAAATCATTACGATACGTGTACTTGTATATCGTGTAGATTAAATGCTACAGTAAAAAGTTTTCCATTTACCGATATACTTTGTAAAATAATAGGGTGTAGAAATTTAAAACCAAGAGAAGTATTTCTTAGTAATTATGGAAAAAATGATTATTTATCATTACATCATGATATAAATAAGGGTGATATCACAGTAACCATATCGTTTACTTATGATTGGGATCCAGTTTATGGGGGAATATTACATTTTTGTGATGATGATAAAAATATATACAAAAGTATTGTACCAAAACTTGGAAACATAAATATATTTAAATTAGATTTAAGTAAAGGCATAGACCATTTTGTATCAACCGTTAATGTAGATAAAAACAGATATACATTGGTCGCATGGTATCAGTATATAGATTAACGGTGAAGTGCCTTATTTATATCTCCTTGAATGTTTTTCATATGAATCGTTTCCGCGTCCCAACACCATTCGCAGTTACATGTGGATTACACATTTTGTATATATTGTATATTGAATTAATAATATTTTAATTATGTAATGATTTACACTTTTTTCCAGTTAAGAATAATTCAATGAAACTGAATTCATTACCATACTCTTTTCGTTTATAAAGTATGTATTCTATAATACCATATACAAAAACTCCTATAGCTAAAGTAGTATTGGTCTTTATCACTGTTATCATGTTATCATTTTGACTTGATGAAATTATATTGCGATTAATCCAATATTGTCGTTGGGTATTTATTAAATAAACACTAAATAGCAATACATATAATATTGTACTTGGTATTATTTTCATTTTAGCTGTTAATAAAAAAATAATATATAATCCAGCACCAAATATAAGTGTATCAATGGCATTTCCATTTGACCAATCCACCGACGCCTCTTCCTGTTCTTTCATATTAAACGACCAACCACCTTCTAACATGATAAATAAAAAACAAATTAACCAGCCAATGACATGTTTTCCCATCATTCCATTTTGTAAATATACTTGGGTTTGACAGGGTAATACTTGTGTTACATATCCACTTGCTATAATCACAATACAAACGAATAAAAATCCTAATTTGGACGCATAGGTATTTATTATTTTGGTATCCATATAAATTATATTAATAAAAAAATATAATAAATTATATAAACATTTTTGTATTACATAAATAAAGTGATGGATAAAATGAAAGTGACCAATACTGACTTGCTCGCCAATAGAAATAAATATTCAATTGATATTCTTGAGCAAAATATTGAATATCTTGATGAAAAAATACTTTTGGCAACACAAACCCTTACACCCGAATTTTGTGTTAAATATATATTAAATTTAGATATTGAGGGTGGTGGAGAAGAGTCGTATACATTTGACGTGTGTTACATATTAGGGTTCCAAAAACATATTACAGAAAAAGAATTACAAAACTTGATAAATTACACCGACCGAAAAGAAAAATGAGACAAACTATAACTGAATATTTTAATTTTTATGCAAATTATGGGTTCCATACTTTACAACCATTACAAATATCCAGCGGTATAAAATTGAATTTCAATAAACTAAAATATATAATTGTAATAATCCTATTATGGATTGCACAATTTGTTTTGACAAAATAGAAAATATACCCGTACCTAAATGGACATGTAATCATAATACTTTCCATGACAATTGCATATCCAAGTGGACAAATGGATGCCCTATATGTAGATGTCAAGAAATGTCTGATATCAAAATATACAAATCCACATTTTGATATCAGACATTTCTTGACATTTGCAACGAATATAAAGGATAATATTAGTCAATATAGAGAAGTATGGAAAAGAACGCTAGAAAAAGAATGTATAGATAATTTACACAAAATTACATTTCATAACCGATATGGTGTGATTGGTGTTTGTCACGATTGTTCAATCGTTCATGGATTTAATTATATTACACCTTTAGATAATTAAAACGCCTATTTTTATATTGTCTATAATATATAGACAAATGGAAAAAGGACGAATGATGCTTCTACATTCTGCTATAATTGGTATTTTGTTATACATATTTATGATTTTTATACTTGGTCAAAATGAAAATGTTGCCGAAAACCGAAGTATCTTATTGGCGGCAGTGATGTTAATATATATGATTGTATTTGGACATGGTTTACCTACTTCAATAAATAAAAATTTATTTTAACTATATTATTATTACATTTTTTATAATAATATAGGCATTACAAATGACCAAAGGTGTAAATAAAATTTATTATTTAATAATATATATGACGTTTTTTATCGTTTGCCCACATTGTAATCAAACTATAGAAGTAGTACAAATAAATTGTCGCATATTTAGATGTGGCATTTTTAAAAGTAATTATACACAAATCAATCAGCAATTTTTTGCCGTCAAAAACGGCGTTTTAAATCTTCAAGGGTGTAAGAAAAATATAATAATATAATATACAATATGGCTGATTTTGAAAATGAATCAATAAATATTTATGAATCTATTTATGAATCTATTGATGATATATTAAAGAAAACATTTCCTAATTCAAAATATACAGAAGATACTTCTTCTTCTGGTAGGGGGTCATTTAATAGTGTAACAAAATATATTGGTACCAGTAATGACAAAACCCATACAAAAGACATTGTTGTTAGACAATCAGTTGATTCATTATTACAACCATATATACCCGAACAGGCTATACGGGATTTTATAAATGAACAGAATGATGATATTGTCACCAAGAAACGTAAACATATTGATGAAGGTATAATTTTTGAACACGTACGAAGCTATGTTGAACAAAACTTATTAATAAGTAAAAAAAATGATATTAATAGAGACCATTCTAATTGGAAAAATGCATCTGATAATGGAATTTCGCCACAATTATTTTCTTATGGATTTTTAATAAAAGAACATCAACCAGATAATGATTACAATATTTTTAATTTTCAATCTATTTCCAGACCTAGTCCAAAATCATATTCAGTACATACTATTATTATAAGTGAAGCATATGATATGAGTTTATTTGAATTTTATAAAGAAAATAAAAAACAAGGTGAACCACAACCGATTGGTTATCAAAATAGAATAAACAACACAGATTTACAAGATATTGATATCATCATTGCAACTCAATTAATAGATTTATTTACAAAATTACACAATGTAAGTAAGTTAATATGTTTTGATATTAAACCAGCAAATTTTGTTATTAAAATAATTAATGAAACCAATTTTGATGTAAAAATGATAGATTTAGATATGGATTGGTGTCATGATTATTATTATAAATTATTAACACCAACCGGTGTACATGCACCAAGAGAATTAATAAAAGACCTAAGTATTATGATATTAGCAAACCAATTTTATTATTATTTGAAGTGGAATATTTTTCAAAAGTATATAAACGAAAATAAAAAAATGTTTGGAGAGAGAAAGGAGGCATTATATGAGTTATTCTGTGAGGTAGACAAGAGAACGGACTTAGTACAAAAATTAGCAGAAGATTATCAATTCATTAATAAGCATTATTTATATCATGCAAATTTGAAACGAACTGGTAGTGATGGAGAACCGTTACAACCACCAGAAGATTGTAGCGAATTATTTGATGAAATGTTTACTAATATGCACGAACTAAACCCACCAGAACCACGTGTATCACCGCGTCCACCTTCTTCTATAAAAAAGGGTGGAAAGTTAAAAAAGAAAAAAACAAAAAAAAATAAAAAGAGAAAAATGAAAAGTAAGATAAAAACGAAACGAAAACGCACATAATATTTTTATTATTTTTCACAAGGTGTTTGTACATAATATACATGATTATTTATCCAATTGAATAACATAAGAAATATACAAAAATAAAATAATGAGCTTAATAGGTCTGTACTATTGTCAATTGATATAGTTTTACCTTCATTTTTTTGTGTATCATCATTGTCAGGTTCACCTTCACTTTCTTGTGTATCATCATTGTCAGGTTCACCTTCACTTTCTTGTGTATCATCATTGTCAGGTTCACCTTCACTTTCTTGTATATTATCATCTTCTGGATTAATTTCATTATTATTTTCTTCCACCGTAACCATTGCAGTATTCCATTCTCCAGTGACTGGATTTTTTTGTACAATTGAGGGAAACTCTTTTAATTTATTTATAGTATCTTCATTTATGCATATCATTACACTTTTACTCCAATAATCTAATTCAAGCTTACTCATGTTGTTAACTATAATAATAAATATACAATCATTCATTTAAATTAAATTAATTTATTATTTATGTCATAACAAATGCATACACAAACATTACAAGCGAATAATTCTAATCCAAAAAATAATGGAATAAGCTGTGAAAAACAGGTTATATATATAATATTACTTCCATCTGGGTGTAAAACCAATTCATTATTCATTTGTTATATCATATAATAAAACATATAAGTTGTTTTATTATATTTCATTGTAAACGACAAAATTATTTATGAACTAATGCGCTTAGTGGGAATTTGAACATCAACTAAATAGATAGAGTTCTCGGTCATAATAATATATTCTTTACCCACTTTATAGATTTTCGAAATGGGACTTGTGTATTCTTCCTCATTTTTGACAAGAAGTTTCTCTTGTGTATCCTTTACGCCAATTAAAACAGTTTGTTCAAGTGAATCTGTCCAATAATCCATCATTACTGGTTTATCTTCAACAATGGCCAATTTCATAGCATGTTGTAGGGTGGTTGACTCTGGTAATCTGTATCCGTCAGGGTTGACATTATTATTAGATGCATCGGTGAATGTTGACATATTTAAATGATTATATCATAATTATGAATCAATACTTTAAATACTTATTTAAAAAAGATATTTTTTGTATACTATTTATGTATAATAGAATGATTAAGGATTCGTCGTCAATAATAGTAGATATGACTAACTCATATATATCAACTATACACCAATTTATAGAGTCTTTTTTAAAAATATCATTTGAACTGTCAACTGAACAATATGATTGTATGTTATATGTTGGAATTAATCTAATTTATCGTGTATATAAATATGGTTTACTAAAATTTAATAATATCAAAACTGCAGAATATTATTCACAAAAAGCTCATGTTTTTTTCATAGAATATATGGAACAAATTTACAATCATGAACTTTCATTCAATTTAAATCACAATGATGCTATATTATTTATTTATAGAAAGACTATATTTGAATTTCATGATATTGATTCGAAACAAGGGGATAATAAAGTTGTAAATATATTCTCATTACAACAGCCAAATACTGATATACCTGATATAAATATTTGTGCATATCATCTACAACAAATGCATATTTTTGTGAATCAAATTGTACAATGGAAAAGTTCAACGCTAACTACAACAAATCGCATTTATATTTGTAAACATTATCTACAAATTATTTTAAAATACACTGATTACACCGATATTACAATCAACTATTTAGAACATATTTATAATATTACAAATATATCATTTTCAAAATATTGTAAATTAATAGAAGAAATCGGTTGTTATTTATTAGCTTCTAAACAGTATAACCATCAATTAAATAAAAACGAAATATTACTCATGAAATTTTATACCGAATCTTCTTATATTCAAGAAAAAATAGATAATAATCAAATAAAAGAACTTGTTTCATGGTTATATGCCCCGACTATTCTATAAATACATACAATTCTAATTGATAATAACATTATTATCGTAATATTCTTTTGTCATTACTACTTGTTTTTTTCTTAATTTCATTTTTTTATCCTTTACCACGGTATTCTCATTATGTACATATATTAATGGATATTCTTCATATAATAATCGTTTTATAAATTCATACACAAAATATAATTTATTTTCTGTACAATTTCCAACAATCAAACAACTACCTGTCCTGAAAATCATAAATGACACCTCCGTATATTTTTTTGCATCTCCCAGCTCGTTCATTTTCATTGTTCGGTCTTCTTTTACCAATTGACCACTTTGGTTTATTATATCACACCCTATCTCATTATTAAAATAGAATTTGCATTTTATACCTGGATAACTACACGGGTCATATGCGGTTTCTATACAATATTTATTACTTCTTAATATAGAATACAGTTTATCGCGATTTATATAGTAACCACAATTAAAATTTGAATTAATTAACACATTGTTATCTGCAGATGTATTTATATATTCTATTGGATTTTTTATATAGGGACGTATATAAGCAAGTAACTGTTCTTTTACCATTTCTAAAATTGTTACATTTAAAATTCCAGGTATTTCCAGTTTACCAGTATTAAATACTTTTATATGAATCTCGCGAAAACTGTCTTCAAATTTAAACCGCAAAATAATCGCAAAACAGTTGTAAAATGCATTTTTCACCTTACCCCGACAATTCATAATATCCTTTTTTGACATACCTATTGTAATTTTTCGTTCATCTTTATATTTAATACGTCTTGCTGTAGGATTATTTAATTGTTTCACTATATTTTCTGTATAATATGGGATTGATACAAGTCGTTCTTTATATTCATTATATTCATCTTCACTATTACATACTATTTTCATTTGCTTTTTTACAATCCCATTTGCTGCTGTTCCATAATCAATTATAGGCAAACTCCAAAATACATCTGCTATATTTATTGGTTGGTTCAAAAACAAAACCTTTGTTGTAGTTGAAATATATAAATCTTCACATGTAGGACGATTCTGTGGGATAATATCTATTATATTTTGTTTTTGGTTATTTGATTGCTCAATATGTTCAATATTATCAGTATTCTCATTATTTATAAATAAATTCCATTCATCATCGATTGACATTAATACAAAGGCTTATTACACTTCTTTATATTGTACTACTATACTTCTTTATATTATATTACATAACATTCTTTTATCAATTTTTTATGGTCAACAATAAAAAATTGAATTAATTATAACTATAATAAGGTTTGTAAATACATATAATCATGGGACGATTTTACAATGGAGATATTGAAGGCAAGTTTTGGTTTGGTGTTCAAGACAGTAATGATATTGAGAATTTGGTAACTATTACATCAGCTACAGAATATGCTTGGAAAGTATGTAATTGTGTTGCAGAAGATAGCGATGAGTATTGTAAATGTTGTTATGATAGTAAAGAAGACCATATTAATGACGCGGTAGAACAAGATGAATATGATCATGAAGATGAAGATAAATGTTTATACTATGAAGAATGTTCTCAAGGATATACCTTAGATAAAGGAACGCATTATCAAGAATTGGTGGATAATATGAATGTATTAAAAACAAAACTTGGTGACGAAATTATTAAAATGTTTGATACAATAGAACAAACTGATGATATTTTGAATGCATTTACAGGAGTATTTAATACTACTCACGGCTATCTAAAAAATGTAAAAACTGACGAAGAATATGGTGAATTAGTTGTGTTAGTTGCAAGATATACATTGGGTTATCAAATAGAATATTGTTTGCGAACAACAGGTTCATGTAATGTTAATTGTGAAGATTAATTCTTAACAATATCAAATAAAATCTATATTGAAACGACAACGGTCAAACGGTGGAAATAAAACACGAAAAACATAGTTATATGTGTTTCATATAATTGATAATATTCTCACAATCCGTGTCGTCCATGTGCATAATAACTTCTATATCACGTAAATATTGTATGGTTATCATTTCGGGATGATTACGAACGATATAATTGTAATATTGTTTTATAATCGTTTTTTTGTCTACATTATATTTTATGCTAATATCATGTATATATGTTTGAATATCAGCATGATTTTCATCATTTATTATTTCTTTTAATTGAATCCATATACTATTTGTTATGATATTTGATTCAATACCTTTTCCATTTTGGTGCAATTGAATAAAATTAATCATACTGCGTATATCCGAATTATGCATATTTTGTATATGATTTACAGTTTCTAATGTAATATCTAATTGCTCACTTTTTATAATCTCTTGGATAAACTGATGAATCGAATCGGTTGGTAATTGATTAAATCGTATACATATGAATTCATTCTTTAATGATTCATCTACCTTACTGATATAATTACAAATTAAACAATATCTCACATTATATGTTGATGTTTGTAACAAATATTTCAATGCATGTTGGGCATTCTTTGTCATATAATCAACTTCGTCCAATATTACAAACTTTATACCATTACTAAAAAAACTATTTGTTTTTACGAATTGGTATATCTGGTTTCGTATAATATCTATTCCACGTTCATCTGACGCGTTTAAATGAATTACAGAACCCTTACTGCGGGGATTATATTTTACATTATATTCATTTATTAAATTCATGATTGTTGTTGTTTTTCCAGTTCCGGGTGGACCATAAAACATTAAATTGGGAAAATAACCACTTGATAAAATATTATTGAATATGGTACGATTTGTTTGGTCTAACACTATATCATCAAATTTGGTTGGACGGTATTTTTCAACCCAGGGTATATTTTCTGTTGCATTATTCATATACAATTCTTTCATATATAATTTTTATATCATTCAAATACTATGTTATAAGAAAAATTGAAATTCGTATAACTATATTTTTATTTATAACATCTTAGTATAATGACTACAGCAGGACGTTTAGAACTTATTCTTGGACCCATGTTTTCTGGTAAAACTACCCGATTAATCGAGCAATATCATCTATTTACAAAACAAAATATAAAGGTTATTGCTATTAATTTTGCTGATGATACCAGATACCATTCGTCTAAGTTATCTACACACGATAATGTGATGATTCCTTGCGTCCAATGTCATAATTTAAATGAAATCATTGATACAGATGATATTAAAAATAGTTCTGTCATTTTAATCAACGAAGGACAATTTTTCCAAGATATTTTTGAAATTGTTGTTAATTGGGTTGAACACCAAAAAAAACATGTTATTATTTGTGGACTCGATGGTGATTTTAAACGAATTAAATTTGGAAAATTATGTGATTTAATTCCTTTTTGTGATTCTATTGTGAAATTATATGCTAATTGTAAATGTGGTAAAAACGCTATATTTTCACATAGAATTACAAATGAGGTTGCTCAAGTTGTTATTGGTTCGTCTAATTATGTTCCATTATGTCGCGCTTGTTATTTATATGTTAATAATTTATCAACAGTTAATTGTGAATGTTGCGATAATAGGGTATCAGTACAGAATTCAGAACCATTTGTTACAGATACACTAATTATTACAGATAAATTTATTTGTACGAGTTGCATTGAATCAAATTTAGATAATGAAACATTATATAAATGCTACTGGGAAAAATGTAAGTCAGTTGGATAAAGGTATTTATCAAATGATATAAACGTTTTTTTTTGATAATATCAATATTAGAATGGATTCTATTATTGATACAACCAATGACATTGTCAATACACCCGAACCCAATACGACGACTAACATTGTCAATGCACCCGATGTCAAAAAAAAAAGAGGTAGAAAAAAGAAAGAAGATACTAATCCTGTAGTTGAACAAGACAAAATCCCTAAAAAACGAGGACGTAAACCAAAAGGTGGGAAACTTATTATTAATCCCATACATAATAACAATGATGGTATGTCTATTTCTAATATTATTCTACATTTAAAGTGTTCTCTTGCTGATTTAAATGGGACTGACCATAATAACTCGTATATAATACATGACCCTGCTGAATATCTACCTAACCCACCACCTAATATTGTAGCATATAGTTCTAATGATAATCAACCTTTTTCTCTATTTGGAACTAATAACGATAATTTACAAGATATTGCATATAATATTACTGGTAATAATAATACCGACATCGTAGAACTTACTTGTTCAAAATGTAAATCGTTGATATCTGATGACGATGAACCTGTTACTGTTCACGATGATAGTAATATGAAAGATATTAATATGAAATTAAAACAAATTAAACTACAGTTATACCAAAATAGTAATCCTGAGAAAAAATCTGCATGTTTTTGGTGTACATATGAATATGATAATCAGCCATGTTATATACCCAAACATGAATATAATGGGGAACTTTCGGGATATGGCTCTTTTTGTCGCCCCGAATGTGCAGTTGCCTATTTATTAAAAGAAAATATTGATGACTCTATTAAATTTGAACGTTATCATTTTTTAAATAAAGTTTACAGTCAAATCTACAATTTTAAGAAAAACATTAAACCTGCACCCGACCCTCATTATTTACTTGATAAATTTTATGGTAACCTCAATATTCAGGAATATCGCAAATTAATGAAATCGGAACATATGCTACTTGTTATTGAAAAACCTATGACCAGAATATTACCTGAACTTCACGAGAATACTGATGATATGGAAAATACCGGCATACATGGGTCTAAAGGAGTATTGTCAAAACAATCTGGAGTGTATAAAGTAAAACGACAAAGTGAAAAACAAAAGGGACCCAGTAAAACGGAAATTATGAAAGAAAATTTTGGGTTCTAAATTGTTTATGTGTATGAAAATACATAAACAGTTTTTGGTAGGTTGTATTATATATGTCAATTGTATCATGTCATTTAATGGGAGGTCTTGGTAATCAACTTTTTCAAATATTTACTACACTATCATATGCATACGACCATAAATTTTCCATTGTGTTCCCCTTTTCAAAAACATTGACCACGGGAACTATACGCCCTACCTATTGGGATTCTTTTTTACGTAATATTCAACACTTTACTATACGTAGTTTAAGAACAAAATATACTAACTCTACTATTGATAAATTTCCTATATATAAAGAACCTGAATTTTCATATAATATTATACCTACTTTTGAGAATAATCCAGAGATTTTATTATATGGTTATTTTCAAAGTTATAAATATTTTCATCATAATGATAAATATCTTTTTTCATTAATTAATCTTGATTCTCTACAAGACCGTATTAAAAACTTGTATTCTACTTTATTTGATACAAATCTTACGTGCGTTAGTATGCATTTTAGAATTGGGGATTACCAGAAGATTCAACACACACACCCTATACTTCCTTATGAATATTATGAAAATTCTATACAGGATTTATTAGATTATCATCATGACAATCTGCGCATATTATATTTTTGCCAAGACTCTGATAATCATATTATTGAACCTATTATTAATCGGCTTAAAACTAAATTTAATTCTATTGAATACATCAAGGTTGATGATAACATTGATGATTGGAAACAAATGTTATTGATGAGCTGCTGTAAATATAATATTATTGCCAATAGTACTTTTAGTTGGTGGGGGGCTTATTTTAATCAAAATAAAGATAAACGGGTTTGTTATCCACATAAATGGTTTGGATCTGCATTAACACATAATATTACTGATTTATTTCCACAAGATTGGAATCAAATTATTTATAATATTTAATTTATAAAAAATTGATTTATATATATCTGTTGTTTATAAATTATAATAATACAGTATGTCTGATTTTAAAGAAACATATAATGCGGTTATGTTATTACCATGCGTTCGACGCATTGTTAATAAAAATAAAAAATTACGCAAAGAAAACAAATCTCTTCGTAACTTAATTCAATCATTACCAGAATTTCGTCAACAACCTTATTGTTGTGCAAATTATGACCAATATGTATCAAATAATCCTATTAAAATTAAAAAGGAACCTATTGATACTGTTTCTATTGACTCATCTGTAAATGATATTAAAATTAAAAAGGAACCGATTGACACTGTTTCTATTGATTCATTTGAAAGTGATGTTAAAATTATACGTCCAATTACCGAACAACCTGAAAATATTGTTTATGATATTCTTGAAGAAACCTCTGTATATACTGAAGAAGTTGAAGAAGAATCTGTAGATGGAGAAGGAGATGTAAACGATTGGTATTTCGGTAAAGAAAAAGAAGATGAAACTATTAAATTGTGTAAAAATATTGACTGTGAAAGATATCCACCCGATTGGGACTTTGAAGAAGATACCGAAGAAACTTATCAAGCGGGACAATGGCAAAAATGTTGCCTATGTGATGGATATTTTGATGATGATGGTTCGGGTGATATTTTATACGTACAAGAAGAGCCAAATAATCAAAAAGCCGGGTGTAGTTTATGTGGAAAAAGTGAGGATATAGTTCAAATGAAAGGCACCGGGCAATATTTATGCGGTAATGCTTGTGATGAAGAGGAAGAGGAAGATGTTGAGGTTGAAGTAGAAGAATCGGGTGAGGAGGAGGAGGAAGAAGAGGAAGAAGACCCAGAGGCAGAAGATTCAGATTCAGGCGAATCAAGCTATGACGACACACAAATACGAATGGCTGTTCTTAAATCAAAAAAATTGGATAAAGACTGCCTTCTGGGGAGACTTCTGGGTAAAAGTGATATGAGTGATGATAAGGAGGAAGAGGAAGAGGAAAAGGAAAAGGAAAAGGAAAAGGAAGAGGAGGAAGAAGAAGAATCTGCAGAGGAAGAGGAAGAAGTAGAAGAATCTGCAGAGGAAGAGGAAGAGGAAGAGGAAGAAGAAGTAGAAGAATCTGCAGAGGAAGAGGAAGAGGAGGAAGAAGAAGAATCTGCAGAGGAAGAAGAAGTAGAAGAATCTGCAGAGGAAGAGGAGGAAGTTGAAGAATCTGCAGAGGAAGAGGAAGAGCTTGAGGTATTTGAAATTACCATTAACGGAACCGAATATTATACAACAAATGAAAATGATGGTGTTATTTATGCAGTAGATGCAGATAGTGATGTGGGAGATGAAATTGGTAAATTTGTAAATAAAAAGCCAGTGTTTTATTAAAAAATAAAAATTCAATATATTTGTATAAGTAATAAAAATATATCATTATTTACGACGTCTTCTCGTATTTTTTTTAGGTCGTGTCTTCCGTTTTTTAGTACCACCCATAATAACAATTTGACGTTTTGTTTTCTCGTGGTCTTGTACTTGTTTCACAATTGTTAATAAAAAATTATTTTTATCTATTTCTTTTTCAAGTTTAAGTGTTTCTTGAGGGTTAAGTTTTGTACGTTTATAAGTATTAAGGTCATCATTTAGCATTTCATTTTTTGCATCTATATTAGCTTTTAACCGACTTAATCCGTCCTTTACTTGTTTATTTTGTGTATTTATATCGTTACTCCATTGAATAATTATTGAAATGGTTTCCTTACCAAGATCACCAAATTTTTGTATGGACTCTAATACCCGAGTTATATCTATAGTTCTTAAGTTAGAGTCTAGTAGCCATCTATTTTTTAATTTCTTTATTTGTTCTTTAATTTCCGTTGGATCTTTTAAAATATACGTCGTAAAATTATTTATCACTTCTATACTTATAGGCATTTGGTTTGGTGTATTCATTTGTTTATATCCAATTTTATTAGTTGGATTACTCTCGCGTCTATCAAGTTTGTATTTATAATCACTTGTTTCATTAGATGTTTCCTTAGATGTTTCCTTAGATGTTTCCAATTTACTCAATGAGAATATTTGACGATTTTTATCAACAGCCCAATTGTTTTGGTTTGTTTTTGATGCGTCCATTAGATATTCGAGTTGATTACCAAGTGTATCTCCTATATATGGACAATAAATACTGGATACATTCTTATCATTTATCTCACCATCTATTAAATCAATCATAAAATAAACCTCCCGTGTTGCCTTATTGGTTTGCCCAATATTTATATGACAAATACCTGTATTTATAAATTTGAATATATTTTTTTCATCTATTTCTGTTTTTTTATTATCAAGTGATTTAATATTAATATATTTGTTATATATGGTATCTAACGACTCATAAAATATCTTATTATTTTCCGTAGTATCCGTATCCGTATCCGTATCCGTATTATCCGTAGATTGTAAATCATTAATTAAACGTTGTAAATATGTATTAGAAGAAATACGTAAAGGAGTAATTAATCTCGTCATAACATTTTTAAATTTAATGAATGTAGCAGTATCTTTAATCGAATTATCTACCTTTGTAAGCGGCTGTTTAAATGTATCGGATATGCTATTCTCACTGTCCTTACTATCATTTTGTAATCTGTTGTCAGCTTCTTCTTTTAATTTACGATATTCAATAAAAATTTGCTGATATATTGGGTGATTTAATATATCATTTAACCATACAGTCTTTTTCACAGTATACGTTTTCCCACTAATGGTTAAATAAGAAAAATAATGTTTTTGAAATGGATTAAACCAAAAAGGACGAGAAGACCTTTGATTCTGTATATATTCATACGAACTTTGTATATCATTAATCACTGGGAATTTCGTTGGAAATAATATTTCTAACATTGTTTTTATATTTTTACGAGTTATACGTTCTCGTACTGAATAATTTCGTTCGACATAATAATGTGTACCATCATCGTCTTCATCTGATGCAGATATGCCAGAATTTGTAGTAGATGATGATTTTGTAGTCATTGTTCCACTATCCCAGTCGTCTTCTGTCCAACCGTCGTCTTCTGCCCAATCGTCGTCTGCCTCATCCTCTATATCTTGTTTTAGTTGTATATATGCATCTTTTGCTTCTGCATATTTGGTTTTTGCTTCTTCAACTTTGTTTTCATTAATCGCTTTAATCGCTGCAATAAATGCTTCTTGCCATTTTTGTTTAAGTGTGTCGGTATTTAAACCATCTATTGTAATATCATCTATGATTTTTTTTATTTTAACATATAATCGTGTGGCATGACTAAGCGTTTTATAATTTTCATGAACATTCTTAATATTCTCTTCATTCTTTTTTAATTTATCATCTTTATTACGAATAGACGATTCCGCGTCATCGGTTAATTTTTTCAATTTTTGTATTGCAGCCTCAATATCAATATCATTATCTGTAACTTCATTTTTAATATCATTGTCGTTTATTAACGTTTCAATATCTGTAATCTTCGTTTTTAAATTATTTATACGAGTACCCAAATCAGCCATATTTTGTTTTAATAACATATTTGGGTCATAGTAAGGTCTTAATATATTAATAAAATGTTTCTGATTAAAAAAGAAATTCACTCTATCATGATAGTTCATACGATTTAATCTAACTATAGGATATTCAATATCCGCTGTAAAAAATGGAATATCTTTTAATGCCATCTCAGTATTATTTTCATCATTTTCGGTTGATTTTGGTATATGTAACATGCTACGATTAAATTCCACCATTTCATCATTACTATTGGCAATATTTGTATAAATCATAATTTTTAAGGGTTCTATAGAAAATTCTACTTGTTCCATGTATTGTTCTAATTATATTATATGCATAATTTAATCTATATAATATAACGATTAATCTACTCCCAGACTAAATTTTATAACTTTCTAGTTCATCGTCCTTCCTCTGTTCTTTTGCTTTTTCAATTACTTTTTTTGCCTTGGTAATTTCTTCGTCTGTTACGTTTTCCATATTCTCATTTTCTTCTAATATGGTTAAATGATGGTCTTTAAACTCTTCGGGCAATATACAAAACATACTTTCTTCATCAAATAAAAAATCACTAACAATTATAAAACAACCCATTATAAATAACGCAATATATATATCACGTGTACCCATCCATGCTATTGTGAAAACAAGTACATATTTACTAAATGTATATTTTAAATAGGATTCCATCGTTTTACTCAACTTAATATTTACAAAACGGGATACAATATTCAATGTAATAATCATAATACCTGCAAATATTTTACTACTATTTAATGTTTGAACGTGTTCATGTATATATTTTAAAAAAGATGAATTTGCATTACTTTTATGTTTTTCTACCATTATATACAGTGTTCTTATATTTTATAATTTCCCGAATTATGTACATTGCTCACATTCTGTTTTCTTATTGGACTTGTTGGGCTTATTTTCATCTCGTGAAAATTTAGAAAATAATTCTTTTTCCGTATTTAATCGGTTTTCAATTATAGAAAATTCACAGGCGCTATCACATACATTACATTGACTTTTCTTAAATTCTACCGTTGGAAAAATATGTTTTGTCATATCGGGTTTTACTTTCATATTTTTATTCATTAATTGATTGCCTTTGCAATTCTCTTTACGAAAGGCATTAATTGTTGTCATTCCTTCAATGGCTTCTTCATTATTATCAGTTTTATCAGTTTTGCCAGATTCTGTTTTAGTATCTGCATATACATCTGATAAAGATGACATGTTTTCTTGCAATTGTGCATTTTTTATATTACCTTCTTGGATTTGTTTTTCACCTTGTTTCTTTTCAATTGATACCTCCTTTTTTGATGTTTCAAAATTTTCAAATAATTGATTCATCATGTCATCTGTATTTAGCATATTTTCAACAAATTCACTTTGATAGTAAACGATAACCAATAAACATAATACTAAACCTACATATTTATCTAAATGGGTGTAGAATAACACGAAACATATAGCTACAATTTTCCCTAAAATAGTGTAACTCATATTTACAAACTCTTTTGAATAAGACAATAAACTAACAATTATAATGATTGGAATAAACTGAGCAATAGTTGTTTTCATATTTATTATATATATTAACTCGTTATTTTATTAATGACTTTTAGGGGATTCTATATCTATTTTGGGTTGATTTCTGTGAATTAAAATCTACGTATTTTTTAAGTAGCAAAGATATTTTTATAAATGTCAAATTTAATATCATATGCAAGTCCATGGACGAATGAGGAACAAGGACAACCCAAACGTAGAACATCTTCTATACGTCGTACATATAAAAAACAACCCATTCATGAGGATACTCCTGAAGAAAATGAACAATATGAACAAAATAAACAAAATCAAAATCCTACAGCTTTAGACAATATTCAAAATATGAATGAAAATAAAAATACAAGGGTTAATGAATTACTAAATAGAATGAGTACCGCTACTGCACCATTGGAAACAAATAAAATGGGGGAATTTAATCCTATTTCTCCTCCATCTGTACAGGTGAAAACAGACACAGAGAATACTGCATCTTCCAGACAATATGTTCCTCCTCCACCTTCATATTTATCTGCATCTAATGCTATGAAATCCGCTACAACAGAACCTATTCACTATAAAGCAAATGACCAATCTGCAGAAACATATAACGATTATAATAAAAGCTATCAGCAGTCTACACGCATGAAAACCACACAACCTTATTATGCTAATATGGGTATTAGTACTCATAACAATGATAATAAATTTTTTGAAAAAATCAATTATATGATTCACATGTTAGAAGAACAACAACATGAAAAAACTAATAATATTACCGAGGAATTCTTGTTATATACATTCTTAGGTGTGTTTGTTATTTATGTTCTCGATTCTTTTGCTCGTAGTGGTAAATATATACGATAAGTTTAAAGATAAACTACATAATGATATCTTATATATATCATTATATTACAATGCTTCACGTCGCGTGTGGTATTATGTACATGCCCGATAATACCATATTGATGGGGCTTCGCAGTAAACATGGACCTAACCCCTATTATTGGGAATTTCCAGGAGGACAACTAGAAGATGGGGAAACCCTCGAAGAATGTTTACAACGAGAATGGATTGAAGAACTAAATCTTCATATTTCTATTGAACATTTACTATGTACAACTGTATACAATAATATTTCTTGTCATTTTTTTGTAGGTAAAATTAAGGGTATAGAGAACCTGCGTATTAATGTTCATGAATATATCGGATTTTACCCAAAAAACGCACTTTATAAACTACGTTTATTTGAAGGAGATGATAAAGTGGTTGATTTATTAAAGTAATACAAAACTCTTTCTTGGTTCAATTGGAGAACATGGATATACATAATTATAACTATAATATGCATTGTTTATTGAGTGAACAGGGGGGGTTTCTTGCTTAAAATAATTATGTATCGTTTCATTATGACCCATGTTCTCAATTATGAGAACTTTATAATCTGCATTTGAATGTATTATAGCTCGTAATACATGTAAAAACCCTATATAAAATAATCGTCCATCACAACAATTTTGTACACTCGTAACAAGCGACATTGTCTTTGATTCATATTCATCATTATATCGCTTTGCATCTTTTACAAAATAAAATCCCAAGACATCTTCATTTCGATATAAACAACCAATGTATAATTGCTTTTCTTTTACTTGTAGCATTATATTTCCTATGTCGGGGAGAACCATGATATCAAACATTCGTGTTTTTTGCTCTATATACGTATTATACGTGAAAAAATCTATAAATTTATTCATTGTCGACGCATTTAACAATCGTACATTATAACTGGATTTCATTCGAAGGAACTTTCTATTGAGAATATTGTATGTATATGCCTTATATGTAATCAACGGGCGAATGCCACTAAATTGTTCTCCTTCTTTTTTTAATAAACTACATTGAATATTCTTATTATACATTCTTTGGTTATATTCATGCGTCTGTACTAAGTTTCTACTGATTTTTGTATAGTCATGTTCTCTATGTACACATAAAAAGTCCATAAAATATATTGGAAATTGGGAATACACCATTTCTGTTTTTGTTGGACGTATATACATTTGTAACGCCCTTGATGTAATACAACCATGTATCTTTGTAGTTTTTACTATTTCAACATTCTTTGTATCATCGGGTGATTTTACAGTATACTCAGGAACTACATATGTTGATAAAAACGATACAGCATTTTGACCAGTATGTAAACGATATATATCATTTGGTTGCACCATATAATCTACACGTTCACCTGATATATAATTTTCTTGTAAGAATTTGGTTACCTCTTTTATTTTTGACATTTTATCATCATCAATATTTATGGTTTGAACATGATTATTATCTACATACTTCGTTTTATATGGACCGTTTAATTGTATGATAAACGGTTGTTTATAAAGAGAACGAATGTAATCATATGTATGAAATACTGGTTGATTGTTCCAGAATGGGTACTTAATTTTGATAATTCCCCAAAACACTATAAATATAACTATAAATACGAACAAAATATATTGGAGTATCATCTTCTAATATATTTTGTGAAAAGTCTTTTGACTGGAATACGATTATAATGAACGTTCTAATATATATAAATATTGGTTCTCATCGCCATTACTATTCTTCATATTTACTTTTCCATGTAGTATAAATCCATTATCGGTTGCCAATTTTAAAATAGTATCTAACTTTTCCATATACATATGTGATTCATTTTGACGAATATGTTCTGTTTCCATATCTACAAATGTTTCTTTCAGTGTTACAGTTAATTTATCATTATCCTCTGGTATGTCATATGAACACTTATACTTATAATCACTAAATATAGCATTTGTTGTTATTATTCGGTTTTCATTTACTTTTTGTGTTTCATTCGTTGTTTCGTCTGTAGGAATTATCTTTGTAAATTTATCAGTATCTACTAAATGTAACATTAAATAAGAATTCGGTTTCATCCAAAAATAACAATTACGGAAAAATTTCTTTTTGTCTTCTAATTGATATATCGTGAAATAGGTACACAATATATGGGTAAATGTTGATTTTTCAAACTGCATTGAATTCAACACATCTCCATATACATACTCTGCATCTGGATAATTCGTTTGGGCATAGGTTAACATTTCCTTTGATTTATCAATACCATATACATCGTATCCAGCTTGTGTTAACTCGTTCACAATATACCCGGTTCCACTTCCTACGTCTAAAATATTACTATGCTGTACTGACGGTTCTGTCATTTCTATGAATTTGATTAATTCATCCTGAGAACGTGTTTTCGTTTCATGCAAGGAATCGTAAATATCCACATAAAAACTATCTATACTATCCTTTCCATATTTATATACAAATGGTTCTGACTGGGTAAATCCATCCAGACTATTTCGTTTATATATATGTTTTGAAATAAATACCAAGACTGTTATAATAGCTATAATGAGAACCCACCGCAAAAAATATAAGTTTGGATTATTTGATGCCATTATTGTATAAAAAGTGTCAAACATTGATTTATTATATAAATTGGTATATAATAAAACTATAATAAAATTATTTATTGATTCCGTAATTGTGTTCGGGTGTGATTGAAAAAACGGTTATTTCCAATTGTTGTATCTACTAAATTAGGGTGTACTTGATTTGAAAAATGAGGACTTGCAAATAAATCTGGGTGAGGCTGTACCGATGGAGTGGACACTACTGATACATTATATAAGTCACTTGCAGATGACGGTACATACACGGATTGACTTGCACCATGTTGTAATGCAAATGTTTGATTGCGTAATACGGTTTCTACATCTACACTTCGTGTAAAACCGCTGGTCGGGGCTGTATCGTTACCTGGATTAAAATTCAGCATTGTATTATGCTCTGGATAGGGTAATTTTGGCTCTACCATTGAACGAGCATTTTTTACCATTGGAAAAAGGGTTCTCTTTGTTTGCACTGGTCTAAGGTCATAATGAGGCTCTAATGGACTATCTGGTATATTACGAGAACTAATACGAGTGTTTATTTCATCCACTCTTTCATGTTGTCCATATGCAACACCCGATGGTATTCCATGTATATTTTGATTATCTTGTAAATTCATATTTCAACTAAACTATATACAGTAATAGATATTTTATTTTACTATCAATTATTTTAAATTTCCAATGTATGAAAAGACCTAAACTTTGAATGTATTTTTTGGGCGTTTAACCGTGCCATTTTAAATCTTCAAAGGTGTATAATTGAAGGTTTAACTGTTACATAATAATTATATTTTCCCGTGAAGGTTTAACTGTTACATAATAATTATATTTTCCCGTTTTTGGATATTCCAATTCCTTTTCTATAATACTATTTTCAATAAAATTATAAACTTGAATATTATTCCAACATAAATATCCATAGGATACAAATGGATTTATTACTTGTGTTGTGTATTCATTTTGAATATCTAAAGGAATTTCACTAAAAGCATAATTACTTATTAAAAAACTATTATTTTTTAAATTATCAAAATTGTCTAATTGATAACAATTTACATTTAATTCAAGTTTATTTAAATATTTTTGTTGTAATTGTGATGCTTCTAATATATCAAATATTGTATAAGAAGAAATATTAATATTATATAATTTTGCCAATTTCATTATGAAAAAACATTCACCACCATACCCTCCGCCAATTTCTATACAATCTATGTTATCTAATGAGTTATCTTTCATATACTCTAATATTAATAAACTATGCAAAATATACCTTAGATTCGTAGGTGAACATTTTGTAAAATCATTAAAATTATATTGAGGTGGATTACCATAAGTATCGTTTGTATTACATAATGTTATTAAATAATCTTTATTGTTATTGTATATATCTGTATATTTGGTTTTTATTAAATTTAAATATTGAATTCCATAATTTACATTTACATACTCTAACATATATGTATATTCTTGATTTGATATATATGTATATTCTGGATTTGATTTAAATGTCCATTTATCAGGATCATCTAATATAAATGTTTTAATATGATTTATATATCTATCGTATATAGACATTATGGAATATTATAAATATAATTATTTAAATTATTTAAATATATATAAATATATTTATATATATATGAGTGTAGTTTTAACCCATAATGCGGGTTTTTTTTCTTGTTGCTCTGTAAAACTAACTGATATTGTAAAATTTATTAATTTAAATGCAAAAATACCTGATATTGTTGATAGTTCTCTGCAATTTGAATGGTATAAAAATAATAATGATAAAGATATAACATATGAATATTTTGAACATTATAATAATATACAAAATACAGAAATAAAGTGTCCTATAAATTACCATTGGAGATATCAATTTATAAATTATTCAAATCTTGATTATAAATGTATTACCCCATTAATTAAAAAATATTTTTCTCCATCAAAAAATATTCAGGATATAATTAATAATATAGAGAAAAAATATAATTTAGTATATGAAAACACTTGTGCATTATTTTATAGAGGAAATGATAAAAATCGTGAGACAAAAATATGTGGTTATGATGAGTATTTAAAATATGCAAATGGAATAATAAAAAACAATCCAAATGTATTATTTTTAATTCAAAGTGATGAAACAGAATTTATAGAATTTATGACTGAAAAATTTCCAAATAATTCATTTTATTTTAAAGATGAAATAAGGCATATGAAAAAATGTGATGATACAGTTGATATAAAAATGAAAGATACAAATAAAGAATTTTCTAAATTTTATTTAGCTATAACTATCATAATGTCGAAATGTAAATATATTATTTGTGGTTCTGGTAACTGTTCTATATGGATAATGTTTTATCGTGAAAATAGTAAAAATGTAATTCAAAATTTAAATAATGTATTCTATATTTCGGGGTTTTCAATGACGTAAACTAGTACAAATATATTATTTAATAAATTATTTTCATTTATAATCTCATCCATATTATTATCCATTTACTAAATATATACATATAATTTTTAAATAATTTTATGTATATTTATTGTAATTTGTTTAACCGTGCCATTTTAAATCTTCAAGGGTGTAAATAAAATTATATATATGCACATAAAACATCTTCTTTTATATGTCCATCAAGTAATGTAAATTTAAAATCTTTATTAATACTTAAAATCATTTCTTGAATTTTCTGTAAAAAATTAATATTACCAAAACTTTGTTCTCCCCAAGGAAAAGCATTTTTTATTATACGAATATCATCAACCAATATTATATTATCTTTTCGTTCTAGACTACCAATAGCTGTTAATTCATCAAATAATGGACATTTATATTTATAATTATGAATGTTTGTATTATCTACATGTGCATCTAAAAAAAACATGGTTTTTTCTTTAAATATATCTCCAACCAGATATTTTTGCATATTCGTAGAGTCATCCAAATATAAATGATATCTATCTGCTGCAATTTCTTCCTTAAAAACATCATTACCCAGTTCTACCCAATCCTCACGGATTTCAATACAAAACACTTTATCAAAATTACATTTTAATGCTTGTTTTGAAGAAACATTATCTCTTGGATCCCATAATCCTGTCTCAAAATAATTTACACAATTGAATTTTGTTCTTACGTCTTCTAAATTAAAATTTATAGGCATATACTAATATAAATAAAAATCCTTTATATATTATATTATGAATAAACTTATTAATTCAGAATAAAGATTATAAAGAATATATAATTACACCAATATCCCCTTATCTTATATGTAAACATCATTTACATAATTGGTTTTGTAATCAAACTACTTAAAATTATATATATATATATATAATATTATGAGTAATATTTTTGAAGGATTAATGCATCGTACAGCAACTAACTGGTTTCCGGTTATACCTAAAACAGATTTTGAAAATAAAAAAATCAAATACTTAGAGATTGGTACATTGCATGGTGCAAATGTTATATCTGTTGGTAAAACTTATGGTTGCCATCCTGAAAGTGAATTATATTGTATAGATCCTTGGATAGATTATAATGATTATCCAGAATACAAAACTACACAAGAAGATACATATAATACATTTTTAAGAAATATTGATAATTTTGGACAAAAAGATAAAATAAAAATTAAACGTGGTTTTTCTGATCAAGAAATAGTTAAATTTGAAGATAATTTTTTTGATATTATTTATATTGATGGAAATCATGAACCGGAGTATGTTTTAGAAGATGCTGTTTTAAGTTTCAGAAAACTTAAGGTGGGTGGTATAATGATTTTTGATGATTATGGATGGGGGGGACCAGACCTAACAATAAAAGGAATAAATGGATTTTTATCTGGATATCATAAAAAAATAGATATATTAAATATTAACTATAATACACAAACATTTATTAAAAAAACAAGCGGACATGCAAGATAACTAATAAATAATTGGACGGAATTCCTGCGGGCTAACGAAAATATTCCAAATTATGCTGAGAGATTACCAAATGGTAAATAATTAATCAATATAATATTTTAATTTTCGTTTTCTTGTAGACTTTTAGGTTCATATGTTCTAATTTCTTTAGTTTTATATGAATGCGTTATTTATTAATTTTTATTATAAATTTATAAATTACATTATGAATAAACTTATTAATTCAGAATATAAAGATTATAAAGAATATATAATTACACCAATATCACCTTATCTTATATGTAAACATCATTTTGCAACCGAAATATATTCTTATAATAATAAATATATTGAAGTAGATATAAATATATTATGTTCAAATTCGCCAAACGATTTATATAAAAATAAAAATTTTAACGAAATAAATGAAGGAGACATTGTTATGGTTCAAGTAGATTTATTTGAGTTTTTTATAAATAATATATTACCAAAAATTAATACAAGAATTATACTTATAACATCACAATTTCATTTGCCACAATTATATAAAAGCAACATTACTGATAATTGTTTAAATAATGATAAAATTATTTTATGGATATCACAAAATCCTATTTATGAAAACCATCATAAGTATATGGCATTTCCATATGGAATTTACCAAAATAATGTCAACTTATATATGAATTTTATTAAAGAAAATAAAGAATCTATTTTGAATTATAAAACAAAAATACAAAACGTATATAATTCTAACATACGAATACATCCCCATTTACCTGCAAATCATATCAGAAGAAATCCTATTTTTGAATCAGTAAATAAATCAATTGACAATTATGAATACTTAAATAATATTTTAAAAAGTAAATTTGTAATTTCAACAAGTGGTGACAGAGATGATTGTTATCGTCATTATGAAAGTATAGGTCTTAATTCAATTCCTATATCAAATATAAATTATAAGGAAATTTTTGGAAAGAATATGATATATTTTGATGTTGATAATATAATAAAAATTATAAATAAAGAAATAAATATTGATTATTATAATATAAATAGAGATATTTTAACTTTGGAATATTGGAAAAATGAAATTGAAAAACGATGTGATGTAAATTAATTTTCACAAACTATAATACAAATGTATATAAACACTATCCTACATATTATATGTATACCAAAGGAAACATGGTTGTTATTTGTGATAAACCTTACTCATCTAATTCAAAGTATGAATCTCATTTTGAATTATATCCTTATTCTCTCAGCGATTTTCAAAAATATGCAATTGAATCCATTGTTGAAGGTAATCACGTATTAGTTACTGCTCATACTGGTTCAGGCAAAACACTCCCTGCAGAGTTTGCGATTCAACATTTTGTAAAAACTGGGAAAAAAGTAATTTATACAAGCCCAATCAAAGCATTATCCAATCAAAAATATTATGAATTTACACAAAAATACCCTGACATCTCTTTTGGTCTGTTTACAGGCGATATAAAAACAAACCCGAATGCCGATGTACTTATTATGACCACCGAAATCCTAATGAACTATTTATTTACTTCTCTTAATAACGATAATCAACCACAAACAGAGGACTCTACACTATTGCAATTTCAAATTGATATTCAAAACGAACTGGCATGTGTCGTTTTTGATGAAATTCATTATATTAATGACGCAGACCGTGGACAAGTATGGGAAAAAACAATTTTGATGTTGCCCAGACATGTTCAAATGGTCATGTTATCTGCTACTATAGACAATCCTGCTGGTTTTGCAGATTGGTGTGAACGAGGGGAAACCAATGATGGAGGAAAATCTGTATATTTGGCATCAACCAATCATCGGGTTGTACCACTAACACATTATGGATTTGTTACCACGACCGAAGCCATTTATAAATCCATACGGGATAAAGTTGTTCAACAAGAAATTCGGGATACTACCAATAAACTGATTCTTTTACAAGACCAACATGGTAAGTTTCATGAACCTGGATATAAAAAAATTGTCAAGCTCAATAAATATTTCAATGACAATCGTGTTTTTATGAAACGAAAACATGTATTGAATCAGTTGGGAACCTTTTTATATGAACGTGAAATGCTACCCGCAATTGCCTTTGTGTTTTCACGGAAAAATGTGGAAGCGTGTGCAAACGATATGACAGTTCCTTTGTTGGAATTTGACAGTAAGGTGTCATACACCGTGCGAAAGGAATGTGAACAAATCATTCGTAAATTACCAAATTTTGAGGAATATCTACATTTGCCTGAATATCAAAATCTGGTTTCATTGTTAGAAAAGGGAGTTGGTATTCATCATTCGGGTATGATTCCAGTATTAAGAGAGATTGTTGAACTTATGATTTCTAAAAAGTACATTAAATTATTGTTTGCCACAGAATCATTCGCCATTGGTTTGGATTGTCCAATTAAAACCGCCATCTTTACTGGTGTTACTAAGTTTGATGGCCGATGTGAACGCCATTTAATGTCACATGAATATACTCAAATGGCTGGAAGAGCGGGACGACGTGGCATTGATACAATTGGTCATGTAGTTCATTGTAATAATCTGTTTACACACCCTTTACAAAGTGAATACCAAACTATTATGGGCGGGATTCCACAAAAATTAGTGTCCAAATATTATATTTCTTATTCATTGATTTTGAATTTATTGAAAAATGGACAAACAAAAGATTTTCATCTCTTTTCTCAAAAAAGTATGATTCATCGGGAAATTTGTAATTCGGTACAAGGACAAGTCTATGAAACTACAGAACTTAAAAATGCTATTGATACCAAGGAAGAATTCGTGAAAAATGCAAGAACATCTTATGAAACGTGTAATGAATATATTGATACGCTACATATTTTTAATACTACCACTAATAAAAAACGTAAACAAGCCGATAAACAATTGCATCAACTTAAGGATATGAACCGACACTTAACCGATGATGTCAAACGGGTTCAAGAATGGAATGATATGAAATGTAAATATAAAAATGATATGGATTCTCTTACACATACCGAACAATTTATACAAAATCAAACATTATCTGTTTGTAATGCATTAGAATCATTTGGTTTTATTTCAAGGTTGAATGACGATAATGACGATAATGACGATAATGAATATAAATTAACTGATAACGGAATTATTGCATCAAACATAGCAGAAGTACACCCACTTGTTGTTAGTAATTTACTTGAAAAATGGAATTATTTCAATGATTTTTCTCAAGTGCAAATCGTTGGTCTATTTTCATGTTTCACTGATGTAAAAGTTGCAGGTGAACGACGGGTAAGTATTCCTAATACTGACGATTCTTTTTTGAAGTATCGTATACAAGAAATATCTCAGGAATTACAAAAATATGATGATTATGAATGTGACAACAGAATGAATACTGGTATTCAATATGAAGGTGCATTACAATATGATATTATTGATATTTCCATGAAATGGTGTGATTGTCAATCAATTGAAGAATGTAAATTATTTATTCAAACTGAATTGGCTCCCAAATCCATATCTATTGGAGATTTTACAAAGGCTATGCTAAAAATTATCACAATTGTAAAGGAATGGTTGAATGTATTTGAAATTATTGGCAACATAGAGGCTTTACATAAATTTACTGGCATTGAAGTTCTACTTTTGAAATATATTACCACCGCACAGAGTCTATACGTGTAAACCATTGGTAAAAAATTGATTTTTATATATTAGTATATTCAACACTAATATACATGCGTTAATGCATAATTACAAAATTCAAAGTTACGGTAGTCCATACTATTCATATTACTCAACACTATGTACTTTTATACTGATAATAACAATACTTACATTGATTATTCTGACAGTACTGATAGCACCGGCAGCACCACCGATAGCCAAGAATCCTACGACAACACAAGTATAATAATAGATTTATATGGTGAAGGACATTTCAATAGTGATAGTGATTCTTATACCGATAGTGATTCTTATACCGATAGTGATTCTTATACCGATAGTGATAATGATAATGATAATGATAATGATAATGGGTTTGAATATGATTTTATACATATTGAAGATTCATTACATTTCTATAGTGAAAAAATTCATAAACAATATTATATTGGGCTATATCATACCTATAATATTAATAATGTTTCACATTTATTATTATCTACCTCGGTTTCTGCACCCATATTTTTCAAACATTTATATGATAATATAAATAATTACTTATATTATTATGGATTGGTTCGTATACCAAATCATCAAGTTCAAATTATGCAGGTTCATATATTAGAAGACGAAACATGCACCGTAATTGTTAAAACATATTGGTTACGAATCATACAACGTCATTGGAAAAAAATATATAAACAACGCAACTACATGATTCAACAAAGAAGTTTACCACAAAATATATTTTACAACGAAATACATGGTAATTATACGCCAACTATTTCAACATTACCTTCTTTACACGGCATGTTATCTGATTACCAGAATATCGTGCAATAATCATTTATCCAATGACATTAAATACAAAAATTGATTAATATCTATTAACAAATCATCACGAATACTTAATAATCCAGTATCTTTTTTTTTACAACTATTTTCTAAGTTTACTAAAAATTCACGAAACTCATATATGTGATTTTTAAATTCGCCTGACGTGTTATTATCTAATATGCGTAAACTCTTTTCTATCATTTTCACTCGTCTATTTTCTTTACCCAATAACACTTCGACAAATTCATCTATGTGTTTATTTAATCTCTCATATAACTCATCGGTTGCTTTATGTTGAGCATAGGAACGGGTTTTCCAATGATATAATTTTACCATATTTAACAATTCTAAGAATTTTTTCACAATATATGCATTTCGTTTATTTTTTGATTCTATTGGCTCAACTTTTGCGGTTTTACGTTTATGTTTGGTTGAATGTTTACGTGTTTTCATTATTATACATTATTAAAAGAATTTTTTTACGATGACATCGTTTCAACAAAATATTATAAAATTGATATAAATATATACTATTATATATTTATAATTATCGTACAAAATGTCAACATCATTATGCATATCTACTGAACCTATTATATTTACACGATATTTATATAATAAAACTGAGGTGAAACAATCGTTATTTATATCATTGTTAAATCGTAATTTAGATGAAGCCATGTTTTGGGCATATGAATTATATTTTTCGGGGTTTGATACTGACGTATTTGATTATATTATCAACGTATATCGGGAAGTATACTCGTTATTAAATCCAAAATTAGTTCTATTTATTGAAAAAATGGTTATTATATGGTCTAAAGACAAAACGAATCATTGGACGATTGGCTCTATTATTACTACACTCATTTCTAGAGAATATGATATAAATTCATTTGTTAATACATATTTCAACGTTAAATGTAATAATAAACCTAATCATAAACAACCAAAAAATAAATTACGTATTTTATTAACTAATAATCATATCGATAAATACAAAACTATTAGTTCTGGGAGAGCAGACACTATATTACAACGTGCGTGTAAATTTGCAGTTTACAAAGAATATAATCAACTATTTGGTCTTGACATTCCTAAATTAACAGTTTTACAAGATATTTATTATTATCATTGGTTATATTATTGTTTAGATACTCCCATATGGAGACAACGAATATTTCAATACAATGGTCGTTTAGACCATTCAAAAAAATGGATTGAATTTGATGATGAGGATTCTTTACAAGAATTTTACGATAATTGGGGATACTATCCAGATGAACAACCTTCATGGGTTGACTATAAAACTATTGGAAATAGATTTGAAGATAAACAGATTTCTATTATGGAATTTTGTGTACAATTTAACGCAACGCCAGTTATTAAAAAAGTAAAAATTAATAGTAATAGTAATAATAGTAGTAATAGTAATAGTAATAATAACAATAATCACACGAATTCACTTCCTACTGAACCTGATATTGTTAATTCTATTGAATACACATAATATTTTCGTAATATAATGTATAATAATGAATATATTTCAAAATATAACCATTCATAAAAAACTACTCGTTCTTTTTATGTCTTTCATCATTTTTTCTATTTTATATATGTTTTTAAATGATAGCCATTTTAGTGGTGTTAATTTTATCAAAGATACTATCAAAAAAGAAGTTATCAAGAAAAAAATAAACAATAATTTACAAGAAACATCGGCTGACCCCATGGAAGCCTTTTCTATTACAAATACTTTTTCTAATCAATATCAAAAACATGTTGATAAAGCTAAAACTGATATTGCAATTGAAGACGCTACCAAGGACGTCACAAAAGATGTTGCAGCGGGTGAGTTAAAAGAAGATAAAATTAATGTACCTCCATTTCAACGGTTGTTTGACCGTGCCTATTTTTCAATGAATACTTCTTGTTTATTGGGTTATGGAGATATATTTCCTGTTTCCAATATTGCTAAGTTCATTTCTATGATTCAAAGTTTCATTACGGTTTCCATCATTGTGTTTTAGAATCAATATTATATCATATTATATTATATTAATGGGCGAAGTCGTTTGTGGATTTACTGTTAAACAGTGCCTAGATTTTGTTAAAAATATTCAACAGCAAGCGAACGATGTGGCTGAGATTCAAGCATTAATGACTACAAATAAATATTTTATTTTTACAAATGCATTAAAACGTATTAGAAATGCATTAATCATGCTATCAAATGTATTTACCAATGATAATACCAGTGATGATCGTATTGATAATGTGTTTGAATATAACAATTTAAAACAATCACAGATTGAAACGATTGGAGTTAAATTAGCCCCCATAAAAGATCTATTTGATTTATTGGGTGAGTTATATAATAATAATGAGCCTTTGTTTTCTAAAAGAATAGAAATCAAATTACATGCATTATGGAAATTATACATAAGATTTAAAAAACCATCAACGCTCAAACACAGATTATACAAACACTTTGAAGACATTGAAGACATTTTACCTATTGTTATTGAACTCAACCGTACGATTTTTGGAAGTGCACAACGTATTAAACACCCTATTGTGAGAAAAGCATGGATGTTAGCAGGAGGAAATCAACTTAATGATAGTTCATTACCCTCCAATATACTACAAGATAATTTGTATATGCTATTAGATTCAGAAATTGGGGAAGAGGTTGCTAATAAATCGGCAACTATAAACAGATTTAAAGATGGGATTACTTATATTGTAGATGATATTGATAATAGAGGTACTACTATAGGAGATAGAAATATATCCATTGCAGAGTTAAATGATTTACCACAAGTTATGTTTGATTATCTACCTAAAGATGATAATGATGATGATTATGATGATAAAACTAATAAAGTTGCTGATAAAACTAATAAAGGGATAAATAGATATTTATGTTTTTTTTGTAAACAGATTTGCCCAAATAATGAATCAGATACTGATTTGGAAGACGACGAATCTACAAATAACGATGAAAAAACTAAAGACACTAATTCAAAAGAATATAATAGTACAGAACATTTCTTTAACGAATATACTAAATATTTACAAGCTACAAACGATACCTCGTTTGCTAAAAATAAGGAAATACTTGAAAAAAAATTGAACATATTAAAAGCCAGACAAAATAAAAATAAAGCGGAACAAACTAATGCAGATAATATTGCCGAATGCATCAAACAAGTGAACCTGCTAGAAAATGACAAGGATATTCAAGAACAAACTGACATTGAAAATAAAATTCTAAAGTTTGATAATATGAAAAAAATACAACTTCCAAAATACACTGACCCAATTACTTTATCATTGTCCGCTGAATATATAAAAGGAAACCCTCAAATAACTGCAGGTATTAAACGTCCAGATAATAAAGAACTTGATAGTAAGATTGACTCTCCCGAGCGAATTAAAGCCGACTCATCTAAGCAACCAAGTATTTTGCATAATATAATTTCCAGTAATACATCTATGCTTCACCCACCATGTGTTGCTGATTATGGTAACGAATATCCTTGTATTAAAATTGCAGAGGCACCAGTAGAAATTGATGAAACTATTGATACGAATAACTATCAGCTTACAAACATATTTTTTACAATAGTAGCACATGACCAAAACCAAGGTGCTACTGGAAAAGTACACATAAGATACCAAATTAATGATGGGAAATGTATAAAAGCTTTCACAATAATACGTCAGCGTAAAAAAAATAAAAAAAGGAAAAATAATATCCCAATTGATACCTATAAATTTAATATTAATAAGCATGAAATTTTTAAAAATAGAAAAAATAAGAGTAAAGAAGACAAACAAATGATCTCTTTCTGGCTATTTTGTCCAGAAGAAAAAGGTTGGAGTGCTACTGTGAAATCTATTAACTGGGAACAGAAATATAGTTATATTGGAAATTAAATCTTCACTGGTATAAAATGTCCCAATTTTGGGTGTCCAACGGTGTATATTATTTTTTAGTTAAGTTGTACTAAGTGTTCCTATTCCTTGACAATGTGGACATTTACAATAATGTCTTCTGCGTATAGATCTATCTGTTTCCTCACAATATGTGTGCAATGATATATTACAACGAAAGCAATCCACTTTATTTGTTGATTCTATATTTTCCCAACATATTATACATGTTTCAACACGACTATGGGTTGGGATTGATGTAGTATTTCCCATTATATTTATACAACCTTATTATTTATTTAGTTATGAAAATATATAAATATGTAAATACATACTATATATTATTATATTATGTTTCAAATTTTCTCTCTCTTAATTATGTCTACGACTATGTTGGCACTTTCTGTTGCCAGAATCAGTGAATATATTCCTTCGTCTAATATTGAAGACCACTTAATTACACACAACAATTTGAATTATCTACAATTACCTCAATCTTTCTCTTGGAGCAATGTGGACGGAACCAACTATTTAACCAAAAATTTAAATCAACATATTCCTGTGTACTGCGGTAGTTGTTGGGCACATGGGAGTATTAGCGCTCTTGCTGATAGAATTAAAATTGCACGTAAAGCTGAATGGCCTGATATTAATTTAAGCATTCAATTTCTATTAAATTGTAAAATGGGTGGCAGTTGCAATGGTGGCGACCATCTTGCTACATATAAAGCTATTACAGAATATGGGTCGATTCCATATGAAGATTGTATGATTTACCAAGCATGTAGTGCTGATTCTAAAGAATCTGCTTGCCAATCTAAAACTGATTTCGTATGTACACCTAACAATATATGTAGAACCTGCAATACATTCGCGTCTAATGGTGGTACATGTACTCCTATTGTACATTATCCTAACGCTACTATTGCTGAGTTTGGTTCTGTCAGGGGTAGCCTCGATATGATGACTGAAATACAAAAAAATGGACCCATTGCGTGTGGTATAAATGCCGAAGAAATTCTCGATTATTCAGGAGGCGTTCTTGACCTCCCTAATAAATTAAAAATGATTAATCATATCATATCAATTGTTGGGTGGGGATATGATGAACAAACTGACAAACAATATTGGATTATTCGTAACTCATGGGGCAGCTATTGGGGGGAATTGGGTTTTATGCGTCTTGTTTTAGGCGAAAATCAACTTGGAATTGAAAAAACATGTGCTTTTGCTATTCCGGGTGAATGGACTTTACAGAACTTTCCTTGCTATGAAGATGGTAGCAACTGCTTTTAATTTATAATATAATAAAAAATTATATAAATTATTTTTATTATATTATGTTTGGACATTGGAATTATTTTTAGTTACACTGGAACCTCACGCTCTGTTTTTATTCACAAATAGTTCCTTTGACATCGTCTTGATTATTTTGTTATCTAACTTTATTTGGGCATCTTCCACATCTCCTAACATTAATCGCATCATTTTATAACAGAATTCATTATTACGGGTTTCCATTATTTCACAATCTGGGTGGGCAGATTTCCATTTTGGAACTGTTCTACAATTGTTCATCGTAACACGGTTTAATATTTTTCGTAGTTTGGTT